TTACTTTTTCAGCGTCCTTACGAAGTTCATCAGTATTCTGCGTTCATCCGCATTTAAGTCATCCCATATCTCCAATAATTCACCTTGCTCATCTGTCAGGTCAGGCCGCATACCATCTCCGGCAAAGAACTGTGCGATTGAAATTCCAAATGCATCACAGATTCTTTCCAGGGTCGGTACTGTAGGTATGCTCTTCTTATTCATTATATTTGCCAACGCTGTCTGCGACATATCCGTGAGCTGTGCAAGTCTGTATTTGGAGACTTTATGCTTGCTGCATAATTCTTTTACCCTCTTTGGTATGTACTCCTCTGTACGCAAGTAAATTACACCTCTCTTCTATCTGTACGATATACATATTGTAACCGTTACGCAGAAGAATTATTAGAACCATATCTCTTTTGTAATTTACTCTAGTACAATGGAGTATCTGGGTAAAAAAATATGAACGGCAGGTTTATGCAGTTCAGTTTTGTATCATGACAGAACCTTGATTTACCTTGTTTCCATCATTCTTATATCGTCTTGTTTCAGTTATAAGCATACCATCTGCATCCGTATCCTTCAATAAGAATCGTTCGACATATTTCGCACTTTCCTATCCCCCTGTTTCCCTTCTACTCCATTACGCTTTATTAAATTACACAACTTTTTTGCACTCATTGATAGATAATTTACCTTGCGTAAGAAAAAGAAAACAGGAGGTACAATCTATGAATCAGACGCAGATATCTGTCAACCACAGGCAGATAGGATACCGTATCAAGGAAGTAAGGGAGCAGAATCATATTTCACAGGCGCAGCTTGCGGAAATAACTGACCTTTCCGTCTCCTACATAAGCCACATTGAAAATGCAAAAAGAAAAGCAAGCCTGGAATCTATCATCCGCATCGTGAATGCCCTCGGCATTACCGTGGATGAACTGCTTGCCGGAGTACAGATGAACAATCCGGCTGCATACCAGACAGACATCGATATGCTCATGGAGAACTGCTCGGAAAATGAGAAAAGATTCATCTATGAACTTATAAAGGCAAGCCTTGAAACCATGCACAAAAACGGCTGGGAGCTTGCTTCCAGTGACAGGTACAGATAAAGCACACTATTTTCACACAAATAAATTTTCTTTGAAATAGACTATAGGGATATGGCTGTCCGTATAGTCTATTTTATTTCAGCATGAAAATTTTATAATAAAATCCAGCACAGAAATAAAGGTGGTAAGTCATGAACGAAAACGAGCAGAAAGCCGGCTCAGTTGCCGACCAGAAAAGTAAGATAAGGGAACGTTATAAAGGTATCGACCCTGATGAACTTGACGTGATCCCTGCCCTTCCGCAGGAAGATATATTTGCTGTGGAAAATGAACAGCGTGTTGCCGTATATGCAAGGGTTTCAACGGATGATCCGAGACAGACATCCTCATATGAACTGCAGAAGAACCATTATCATGATGTCATCAGTAAGAGTCCGAACTGGAAACTGGTGCAGATCTATGCGGATGAAGGCATCTCCGGCACCTCACTCCAGCACCGTGACCAGTTCAAGCTGATGATCGAAGACTGCAAAAAAGGTCAGATAGATCTTATCGTGACCAAAAGCGTTTCACGTTTTGCCAGGAATGTGGTGGACTGCATCGGCTATGTCAGGGAACTTCTCTCACTTCCCCATCCTGTCGGTGTTTTCTTTGAAACAGAAAGGCTTAACACCTTTGACCCCAAAAGTGAGATGGTGCTTTCCTTCATGGCCACACTTGCACAGGAAGAAAGCCATACCAAAAGTGAGATCATGAATGCATCCATTGAGATGCGTTTCCGCAGGGGAATCTTTCTTACACCGATACTCCTCGGATATGACCATGATGAAGACGGAAACCTCATCATTAATGAAGGGGAAGCAAAGATCGTAAAACTCATATTTATGATGTACTTAAACGGATGCACCTGTCAGGAGATTGCCGATACCCTGACGGAACTCGGCTGTGAGACCAAAAAGGGAAACACCGTATGGTCTCCTGGTTCCATCCTTCAGATACTGCAGAACGAAAGGCACTGCGGTGATGTCCTTGCACACAAGACCTACACTCCGAATTACCTTAACCACAAATCAAAGAAGAATATGCAGAACCGTCCCCAGTACCGGAAGCGCGACCATCACGAAGCCATCATATCAAGGGATGACTTTATTGCGGTCCAGAGGCTGATCAGCAATGCCAAGTACGGGAACAAGGGGATCCTTCCGCAGCTGAAGGTCATTCCGGGAGGTGTCCTGAAAGGGTTTGTATCCATCAACCCCAGATGGGCGGGATTTAAGGAAACGGATTACATGAATGCTTCTTCCAGTGTTTATGACGGCACGGAACAGTCCGGTCCATCTTCCGGTCATGTAGAGGTAAGATCCGGTGAATTTGACCTGCGCGGATATGAGATCGCACGCTCACAGTTTTTTGACAGCACGGACCGTATAACCGTTACCTTCAGCCAGGGAGATATCCGCTTTTCCGCTCCTGCCGTCCGTAAACTTGACAGCACGCTTGTGGAACTGCTCATACATCCAAAGAAACTGGTCTTTGCCGTAAGGAATGCGGGGAAAGACTGCCGTAATGCCATGCAGTGGTCTAAAAAGAAAGACGGCAAAAACTCTCCACGTGAGATCAGCGGAACTGCATTTCTTCCCACGCTCTATTCCCTCCTCGGCTGGAATGATGACTGCCGTTACCGCATCACGGGGGTAAAACGTGGCAGTGAGAATGATGCCGTACTGCTCTTCAATCTTTCCGAACCGGAGATATTCATCCCCAATGACATAGTCGGTGCACCAGATGCGGATCAGGCCGTAAAACCCTTTACGGACAGCCAGCAGAGAAATGTCCGGGCCTATCCGCCTGACTGGGCAGACACATTCGGGAGCAATTATTACAGCCACGCACAGGCAGAGGAACTTGCCGGATTCAGCGGACGTAAAGACCCGGATACCTCCCATGCCCCGGTAACATACAAGGACACTGATATACAGGTCACCAGTAAAAATGACATCGAAAAGAATATTAAACAGATCATGTCAGATATGAAGGAGAACACAGATGAACATACAGACAAACGATGAAAAGAATACCATTCCCGTGACTGAGGATGATGCTTTCAGCTATGACGGGTATCAGGTCGTCCGCGGCGAGTTCTTTGCCCATACCTATGAACCGTCCTTTACTTTTAATTCCAGCAAGGTATCCGTAAACACCGCATGCATAAAAAAGCTGCCGGATACGGATTTCGTGCAGATACTTGTAAACCCGGATGAAAAGAAACTGGCGGTTCGTCCATGCCAGGAGGATGAGAAGGATTCCTTCCGGTGGTGCTCCGCAACGGCAAAACGCTCTCCAAGGCAGATCACCTGCCGTATCTTTTTTGCCAAGGTCGTGTCGCTTATGGGATGGAATTCATCCTACCGCTATAAACTGCTTGGGAAGCTGATACGGTCAGACAATGAACTGCTCTTTGTCTTTGACCTCACCACGCCTGAGATCTTCGTGCGTGAGGAGAAGGAAGACGGAAAGATAAAAGCATCCCGCACGCCAAGCTATCCGGAAGAATGGCAGAACCAGTTCGGTGTGCCTGTCGAGGAACACCAGAGCAGTTTACAGGTCAACATGTTTGACGGTTATGCGGTGTTCGGCATCTCCGAAAACAACACCGCTGAACCAGAAGAAGAAAAAACAGAACATCCAGAAAAGGAGGAACAGCATTATGAACAGAGAAACCTCTTTGAAGCCGGTCCTATGCATTGACTTAAAGAAAAACAGGATACGCATACACAAGCTCACGCTCCATATGCTTGGTGACCCGGAGTATATCCAGCTGCTTGTAAACCCACAGGACAGCATGATCGCCATAAGGAAAAGTGTGCGTAAGGATTACCTTGCCCACCGTGTACGCTACAGTAAAGCCGACAGCCGTTACTGCTACGAATTATACAGTACGGAGCTTTTACAGGCATTACGGCATACGGGCATATATCTGGAAGACAACCGCAGCTACCGTATCTACGGTGCACTGAATCCAAAAGAATGTCTTGCCAGCTTTTCTATGAATGAATGCGTGCTTGTAGATGATATGACCCGAACGGAGGAATCAGTATGAACAACAGACCAGTCCCGGAACTTCAGACGGATCCGGAATTTGATGAGCTGATACAACCAAGGGAAGAAAAGTACCTGGAAGAACTCGAAGAAAACATTTTTGACCACGGATGCCAGGAGCCTGTATGCGTATGGAACGGTATCATACTTGACGGCCGTCTGCGGTATAAGATCTGTACAAAATGGGATATCCATTTCAACATCCGGCGCATGATGTTTGAAAGCCGTGATAAGGCAGTCTCATTTATCTGCCATGAACAGCTCAAACGTACAGACCTTACCGGGGAATACAAAAAATACCTGATAGGCAGACTGTTCCGTGCGGACATGAATACCGCTAGTGATGAATTCATGAAAAAACATCCTGGCACGGAACTGAATGCAGACGGACAGGTGTCACAGAAATATGTCCGTAAGACGGATATTGCCACCATCATAGGCAATGAATTTAATTTTGGTTTTTCCACCGTGACAAAATATGATATTTATGCCCGCGCGGTCGATGACCTGAAACGGAAAAGCCCGGAGATCGCAGAAAAGATATTAAACGGGAAACTCCGTGTATCCCATGAAAATATCATAGAACTCTCCCGTCTTCCCATTGAGGATATCAACGGACTGAAAAGGCTCTTGGACAGCGGGTCTATAGACCGCATCGGATACTCCCAGCTCCGGCACGAACTCAGGTGGCAGAGGCTTCCCACCGGAAAACCGGACTCAAGAAGGATAAAACGGGAAAAGGAAAGTGCCGAAGCCGGAATTAAGCAGATGCCCGCCACTGACCCGGATGCGGAACTCGAAAGCCTTAAATTTACGATACCTTCATGGTCAAAGACCATATCAAGGACCATGGAACTTACAGATTTTCCTTCCACCTCAGTTAATGCAAGGCGTGAAGTGAAGATGCAGCTGTTAAACCTAACAAGAAAAATAACCAGACTGCTTTCGCAGCTTGAGGAGGATGATCCAGATGACAGAAGAACAGACAGCCGGACAAACGCCACAGGCCATTGACCTGATGCAGTTCGTCCCAAAAGTACACTTTGAACAGATTCCTATCAGGAATCTCGTATCCAACCAGGAATACCAGCGCAACCTCTCACAGCACCATGTCCAGCGTGCTGCCGCCAACTTTGACCTGTACCAGATAAATCCCGTAAAGGTCAGCCGGAGGAACGGCATCAACTATGTATTCAACGGGCAGCACACCATTGAGATCGTTGCCCTCGTTTCAGGATCCAGGGAGACACCCGTGTGGTGTATGGTATACGATGACCTCGGATATGAACATGAAGCGGATATCTTTGCAAACCAGATGAAATATGTAAAGCCCCTGCTGCCTTATGAGATATTCATGGCAAACATAGAGGCTGGCAATGACAAACAGCTCATCATCCGTGACCTGGTGGAATCCTATGACCTTACCATCGCATCTACCACGACACCGGGCGGTATCTGCGCTGTCGCAACCCTGGAAAACATCCACGACAAATACGGCTATCATATGCTCGACCATGTCATCCGTCTCATTGCAGCCACATGGGAAGGGGCATCCCAGTCCTTCAGTGCAAACATGATGAACGGACTGGCACGTTTCCTGAATGCTTACGGTGATGCCATAAAAGATGATGTATTTAAGGAAAAGCTCGGAAGGATATCCATCAAGGAACTCGCCCGCACTGCAAAGGACAGGCGTTCCGGCTCACTCGGATTTGCGGAAGCCATACTGATATACTACAACAAAAAAAGCCGGAATCCGCTTACCTGGGATAAACTTTATACCCATAAACTTCCGCATAAAAAGGACATGGAAGAAGAACCATCCGACATTCCTGAACCCGGGGATGCGGACGGTGAAAGCAGCCAGATGGAGCTGTTTGGACTTCATGACAGCGGGGTTTCCGGGTGATCTACACGGAAACCTTTACCTTGCTGCCTTCCTGAAAGAAGAACTCATATTTCTTTGCACCAAGCACCGTCACTTCCGCAAGGACAAGCTGTGCGATCTCCGGGACGAATCTGGTAAGAGGTTCATTTCCCACGGCTTCCATCATCTGCCCCGCCCTGATCTTTTCAAGCGGTGTCCCGTCCGACTTCATCTGCTGCCATCTTTCCATATGCTTATCCCTGTCTGCCACCAGTCTGTTGAATGCTTTTACAAATCCCTTTTCAAGGTCTGCATTATCAACGTAGGCATTCGTGCATGCCACTTTTCCATCTTTCCTGTGGTTCTTGCACTGCCACTGTACGATTCCCCTTGATCTCCATGAATGTCTCGTGAACAGGCTTCCGCATTCCCCGCAGAACACCTTCTCACAGAACGGCATGCAGTCCGCGCCGTAACTGTACCTGTCCGTGCCGTGCGCTTCCATGAACCGTTCCCTGCGTTCAAATTCTTCCTGCACCGCATTCCATGTCTGCTTATCTATGATCCCCTTATGGCTGTCCTTTACATAGACCTGCGCTATCTCACCGTTGTTTTTAACCTGTCTCTTGGTAAGGAAATCTGCCGTATAGGTCTTCTGCAGAAGCGCATCGCCCATATGCTTTTCCTGTTTCAGGATACCCACGATTGTGCTTGGATACCATTTCGTCTGTCCGTTGCATCCCGAAACCTTCTCTTCCGTCAGTTCCTTTGCGATCTGTGCCGGATTGATGCCGATAAGGAAATCCCTGTAGATGCGTCTTACCGTTTTTGCCTGTTCCTTATTGATGACCAGCTTACCATTCTCATCTTTATCATATCCTAAGAATTTGAACGTATTCAGATGCATCTCACCATTCTTGAATTTGGTGCGGATGCCCCATTTGCAGTTCTCCGAAATATTTCTTGACTCATCCTGGGCAAGCGAGCTTAATATTGTGAACAGAAGCTCGCCCGTGGAATCAAGGGTGTTGATGTTTTCCTTCTCGAATATGATGCCGATTCCAAGGTTCTTTAATTTTCTGGAATATGCCAGACAGTCCTGCGTGTTTCTGGCAAAACGGCTGATGGACTTTGTAATGACAAGGTCTATCTTACTGCTTTCGCAGTCTGCGATCATCCTTTTGAACTGTTCCCTTTTCTTTGTGTTGGTTCCTGAAATACCCTCATCCGCATAGATGCCCGCCATTTCATAATTTTCATGGTCATTGATATATTTGGTGTAATAATCGACCTGTGCTTCAAAGCTGTGGAGCTGGTCTTCCTGATCCGTGGAAACACGGCAGTAGGCTGCCACCCTTATTTTCTTTTCCTGTACCGCCCTGCGTCCTGTTTCACGCTGTCGGTTTCTTGCTGGTATAACTGTAACGCTTCTTGCCATTCTTATCGTCCTTTCTCTGAATATAAATATCTTTTTTGATTTCTCCCCATCCCCTGATAACGGAGTCAGGTATCCTTGTCCCCCTGCAGAATGCCACTCCTTTTCGTTTTGCCCCGTTGCATATCCATATGACCTTATGGCTTTTCGGATTTACATGGCGAACCAGTCTGCTTCCGCAGAGTCCGCAGAATATCTTCTTTCTGTACGGATATGCTTCTTCCGTATTTTCCGGTATTGCTTCCGGCACTTTCTTCTTATGCCTTCTTTTCCATGAACTCTCCTTCAGATAGGTGAATTCCTTTGTACCCTTTACAGAAGGTTTCTCATCAATATACATATTTCCGTCAAAATGCCATGCTTTCCGAAGCACCCCGTCCGGAATGTTTATCCCTTCGCAGAATGATTTCCCATGCCGCTTCGTACCGCTGCACCCCCAGTTCAGTCTGTTGCCGTTACTATAGATGCGTCTATAAAGCGGATGTCCGCATTTTGCACAGAATATCCTGTTCATGTATGGGTAGTTCTCTTCCGTAAAATCTTCAATAACAGATCCTTCGGCAAGATAATCCCGCTTTGCTTCAATGGCATCCTGTGCTTTCTGCCAGAGTTCGGGGGAAACAATTGCTTCATGGTCATCCTCGATATACCATGCATCTACTTCTCCCCTGTTTCTCACCAGTTTTCTTTCTTCATTCACAAAATGCTTATGCATGATGTAATCACCTTTATAGATTTCATTTTCAATCAGGCGGAACACTGTGCTGTCGCTCCACTTTGTACCGCCCACGGTCTTTACCCCGTTTTCATTCAGATATCTTTTAATGGCTGCCGGGGTATAACCGTCTGCTGCCATTTCATATATTTTTCTGACCCACACCGCTTCGGATTCATCTGCGATATAGACTCCCCTTTCGTCTTTCGTATATCCGAAAGAACGCTCAAGGTACTGTACCGGAATACCAGCTTCATATTTTCTCTGGTACACCATCTTTGCCCCGGCACTTCCGCTTTCGCTTTCTGCCTGTGCAAATGCCGCCAGTATCGTAAGCATCAGCTCACCTTCCCCTGACAGCGTATTGATATTCTGAAGTTCAAAAAAAACACCTACATTCAGTTCTTTCAGCTTTCGTGTAGCTTCCAGAACGATTGAGGTGTTTCTTGCAAAACGTGATACCGATTTTGTTATTATAAGGTCTATCTTCCCTTTTTGTGCATCAGCAAGCATCTTCTGCAGACCGGGTCTTTTTTCCTTGAACCCTGATATGGCAAAATCACTATAAACTCCGGCATATTCATAAGACGGGGTCGCTTTTATGACTGTTTCATAATGCCTTATCTGGTTTTCCAGTGAATTTTCCTGTTCATCCGCATCCGTTGATACACGGCAGTAAGCACAGACTCTTAATTTTCTCTTCTGTTCCCTGTTTCCTTCCCTTATCTGAATCTCCAAGTTCTGCCACTCCTTTCTCTTTGGGTAGTCTATATATCACTCTGAAAGCCAATAATAGCAAGTACAATCTGCGATACCTTTCACCTTTCTTTCCTTGGCATAAAAGGAAAAAAATACGGCTGACAGCCATTCCTGACCATCAGCCATATCCTTATTTTAGGAGTTCATTTACCCTTTTCTGCACTGCAGAATAATCGTATCCGGCAGCACTGATCCGGTTCTTACGCTCCGTTCCGTTTCCCCAGTCACCATGAATGACTTCCCTTGCGATCTCATCCACGGATTTCTTGGATGGAGAGAGCTTTTTATTCACGATGCTCTGGATGGCAGAATAATCATATCCCGCCTGAGACAGACGGTTCTGTCTTTCCGTGCCATTACCCCACTTTCCGGCAATGACCTCTGCTGCGATCTCCTCGTTTGATTTCTTTGCCGGAGCCGGAGCACTGCTGTTTCCCTTGGCATAACCATTCAGTCCTGCTGCCTTGATCTTTGCCGGGAAATCCACATAGCAGTAATCCTGATCACAGGTCTGTCCGTTGATCTTATTGCTGCGGATAAGGTTCGTCTCACCGCCAAACTGCCAGATCTGTGTTTCCGCACCGCTTGCCGGGGCTGGCTTGCTCTTTCCCCATCTGGCAACCCAGTGGGTGTAGTGGGTAAGCTCCCCATCGTTCATCTCGCTGTTAAAAAATGACTCGGATGAATAAATGCCAACCCAGTATCCGGCTGCTTCCATCTCTGAACAGAATGCCTTGATGATCTGTGTCAGTGTGTTCCTGTCGTTCTTTGTGATCATACTGCCCTCCACATCATAAAAGACCGGGTACTCGAATTTCTTTCCCTTAAGGAGTGAATAGAAATATCCAGCCTCTTTCTTTGCTTCTGCAGTACTTCTGGCATTTCCATAAAAATATGCCCCTTTCGGAAGTCCGCATTCCACGCATTTCTTATAGTTTGCCTCAAACTGGCTGTCCTTATAAAGCCCGGAATCCGCACCTCCGGCTTTGATAATGGCAAACTCCACGCCTTCCTTACTCTTAGCTCTTGCAAAGTCAAAACTGCCTTGCCATCTGCTTACGTCAATTCCAAATTTCTGACTCATAATATAATCCTCCAATTCTTTGTAATAAAAGAGGGAAGGTGCTACCCTTCCCCGTTGTCTTTGTCATCTTCTGCCCTGTCATGGAGCTGTTCCAGAACGGCTTTTATCTTTGCCGGAACAGGCAGTCCCAGATGGGATGCATTCTCCAGAAGGGATATCCCTTCATTTGAGATGTAGAAGAAAATGGCTGCCGTCCGAAGCACGCTTCCGGTGCCGATGACATGTACATCCATAATGTTTGCAATGCCGACCATAAGGAAAATCAGCACCTTACGGCAGATTCCCTTAAAACCGACTGCACTGGACAGCTTCTGGTCACTGATTGCACACATCACTCCCGTGATATAATCAATCACCACAAACGCAAGCAGTGCATAAAGCAGGCCGTCACATCCGCCAAGGAAATAGCCGAGCCATCCCCCGACTGCCGTAAATACAAACTGTACCGCATTCCAGAATTCCTTCATCGTCTTGTCCTCCTTTGATTTTTTGTATGAAAAAAGCAGCTACCCGTAATGGATAACTGCCGATTTCCGAAAATTATTTTATTGTTCCTGTAAGATATAGGTTATCTTCATTGTCTTATCTGCCGTCTTGGTAATCGGGGCATCAAGGTTATTGATGGTTGCCAGATAATTACACATCATGTACCAGCCGGACGTTGACCATGTGCCATAATCACAAAAATAAATGAGTGGTTCATTTCTTACAGGAGTCACGCTCATCGTATAACTGGAATTAAACAATGTCTGTGTCTCCGGTGGCATGATCTCATTCGTTGCCAGATCCGCAATCAGAAGCTGTTCATAACTGTATTCGTAATAAACCCGTCCGTTGATCACGAACTTTGGCACGCCATTGATGTTGGTCACATTGGTCCGCTTCAGCTTTACAACATTGGCCGGATTCGTGATCTGGATTTTATACACATCATACGGGGCATCATATCCCCTCAGCAGAAGATAGCCTTCGGTAACGAACATTCCCCAGTTTCCTTCCGTCCTGAGATATTTATCCGTAGTGTTTGTTATTTCATACTGCTTGATTTTCCAAGTGTCCACTTTTATTTCCGTTATAAGAAACTTTCCCTCTGGGGCAGTCCTGCTGTTGCTGCTCGTGCAGATATACAGACAATCATTTGACGGATCATAATTATATGACCAGTAGCCTATCTGCAGTTCCGAGGATAGCTCCGCCAGTTCGATTTCTTCGATAAGCGGTTTCGTGGTATAAATATTATCAAGAATAGACACCGTCTTTAAAAATGCACGTCTTTTTGTGATGTGGATATGGTTCTTATCTGCCACCTTGAAATAATACACACAGTCCTTTGCCCTGTCGATTAGGAATATCAGCTCTGTTTTTCCAATCGTCATACCAGAATATCTGCTGCTCGTGCTTGCCCCTGTTCTGTCAGGGTACACATACTGAAGATTGTCTTCTGCAATGGACTGCATCAGTAAATTGTCCCTGATTGGACTGGTATTTTTACTGCCGTATGATGTAAGACCACCATTTCTGTGTGTAAGACAGATGCTGGCAATCGTGCCGTTCGCCTGACTGGTTGCAAAATCATATACATATTTCACATACCTGTCTTTCAGATTTACTTCCGATTCTGTCTGGTTGAATCCGCCACGGAAGGTATTCTTTGTGTTGTTCTGCATTCCATGTGAAGCACAGCCGACAAGGTTTGCATCTGCCGGGGGATAATATCCATCCGCATTCTCCGGTATCTCCCTGTCGAAGCACAGGATTCCTCCGAGCAGTTTTTCATAATACGGCACAAACTCATTTAAGAACCTGTTCGGTCTTTTGGAAAGTCCGAGCGGTTTCAGGATGTCCCTTAGTGCATTGGTGACCATATTGCTGTTCTGGTAAGTCTCCACCTCACCCGTATTTACATCAGTAAGTTCTATTCTTGTTGTTCCCTTGAGCATCGTCATCATCTCCATTTCTATAATTCATGATAAAGGATGTAAGCGTTGCATCGCCCGCAAGCCAGAAACGGAAGGTTATCGTCTTTGCTTCCAGCAGTCTGGCATACAATTCATCCAGATTCATGGTGAGAAAATCCGCCATCGGGGTTTCATCCGTAAAGGTCTCCCCGTCATAACTGTACTGTACCGTGATTTCTCCCTCATATTCTGCATTCAGTGCCTTGATTCCAATAACCGTGCCGTCCGAAAGATCCGCCATGCATTCAATATACTGCTTTGGCGGTGTTCCCGTGATCACGGCATTCAGAGGAAATGCCCTGCTGTCACTCCAGCTTAATACGGAAGGAAGTATCAGCCCTTTTATCAGATTCCACTCCGGCATCTTTGCAAATCCATATTTTTTAAACAAAAGTGCATTGACTTCTGTTTCTTCCAGTCCGACAAGCACATCCGCTGTTTCTGACAGCTCCTCATTTATGATCTGGTTCTCCACCGTATACAGTTTTCCGTCCCCGTCTTTTATGAGGAGTTTAAACGGGACCAACAGGTCAATCGGTGTGTATTTCACTTCAAAGGTCTTACTGTCCGCATAATACTGGAAAGTAATATCCGGGGAAGCTGCATCGGGCTTTGTGAAAGTATAGTTCTTGTCTGCACTAAACCCAAAACCGCCATCATAGCACTGGACAGGAACAGAAATCATATGAAGGGAAATATCCCCCGTGTCCCAGAACAGGAGGTCATACTTTAGCTGGTAGTCCGCCCCGGATGCATTGTAATGCGACCATCCTTCCCACCGTATTTTCAGGAAACGGTAATAACTGTATAAAGTCCCTTCTTCCCTGTAAAGCGATCTCATTCTGGTATCACGGTTATCCACTTTAAGGTGCGTGGCATCACTGCCGATTCCCCAGTAAGAATCACCATGTGCATAAATATACGGCACGGCTTTTCCGAGGAACGTGAAAAAATCCGCACCGCTCACGGTAAGCGTACCGCCATCATAGTTGTTGCTGTCCTGTAACAGACAGGTCATGTTGGTGATACCGGCCGAAAAAATATCATTTATATTGTCATAGTTCATAGTGTAAATTCCACTCCTTTCACTCCGTCAAAGCCGGATATATCAACCGTTGTCCTTTCCAGAAAACCTTCATCCACTTCATCCGTCACGGCTTCCTGTGTCTGTTCAGTTACTGCTTTCAGTTCAAAGAACCCGTTTTCAACGGTAATGGTATCTGGAAATTTAACGGAAGTCTCTGCCGTAGTGATTACAAACTGCGGACGGACTGCTGCGGTATAACCATTGACTTCCACCCCGTCCACCCTTGTGAAGTATGAAATATCGATCACGAGGTCTTCTGCATATCCGTGATCGAGGGATTCCGGTCCTGACTTCTGTACATACCGTTTCCGCAGCATGAACCGTTCTTCCGTATTGACCGTGATATATCCGTTATAATTCGGATTTCCCCGCACGCTTGTAAGTACAAAGGTTCGGAGGATCTCCGTGATCCATGCACGATCCGTAAATGCATCCGCTTCATAGTTCTGGTCAGCAATCGGAATATTTCCGATTGTCTGTGTCAGTCCCTGTGTCTTTTTGGACGGGAATGTTACGGATGCCGTATCCTTAAACACATCAGCCACAAACGGTACATCCGTAATGCTGATATTTCCAATATTCTCATTGATATTGATGCGTCCATTCCAGTCTCCCAGTCCTGCTGCGAGTCCCTGACCACTGATGGTTGCCCTGATCTGTGCCTCACCGATCTTTGCGCTCCCTGATGATATCTTTAGATACATGGAAAATGTATTTGAACTGTTCTCTATGACCTTTGATATCGGAAAAAACAATGTCATAATATGCTTTCCATACAGACAGGTCTTTGTCGGCATAAAGGTATCAATGGTTTCATTATTTATTTTGTATATGATGGAAAGCTCCGGAAGTTCCGGCTCCGGGTTTTCTTCTTCCGTTTCTCCATCTGCAGTGGCATCCTCCGGCTTTATTACTTCGAGAAGCATCTCGCACTGGAACGCTGCCGTTGTGTCCTCCGTTGCAGTAAAATCAATATCCATAACATTCGTCAGTGGCTGTCCTATTTCAAACGGGGCAACATTTACAAAGTTATAAATAATGGTCCTTCCGCTTTCCACGGAATTGATAAGACCCGTAATGTTCTTATCGTTCTTGCTCTTGGCAGATGCAAGTCTCGGATTTTTACCCACGCATTTCAGTGTCATCTTTCCGTAGATCTTACACTCGATGCTTGTAATGCAGCTTATTTTTGTTTCGTCTGCATGACCGCCTGAGAACTTAAGGATATCACCGACTTCCATTGCCGGATTTCCTATGGTGTTACTGTCAAACGGGACATAATTTATCTTCTGCAGTGCCGTCAGGATTTCCCGCAGGATTTTCTCCCTTACGGATTTCAGTCCGAACTGAAGAAGCGGATTGATACCGAGGTTCATTGTAAGGGCATCATCCTTTTCCATTGCAATATACTCTGCCGTCTGGCTGATCTGGTTCGTGGATGACACGGCAGTATATCTTGTAACAAAATCCGAATAACTGCTGTCAAACCTTTCCTTCTGCTCCACATTCCATACGGACTCATTTCCATATCTTTTGAGAACCAGTTTTCCATACCGGTCTATCTGGCAGAAACAGCCTACCACCTGTGCCACATAAAAGATCAGATCACGGAATGTTTCCATGTCATTATCAGAATAAACACCGAGGGTGGTTTTTCCATTTGGGAGGGCGTTGATCTCCGCAACCGTCTGTGCCAATTCAACCTTACATGCATCACACGCAGCCTTTAGAAACTGATATGGCGTTCCGCTTGAAGAATCCAGCTTCAGCGTTTTTTCAAACCGGAGCATATGATCATAGCCTTTCAGTTCCAATGTCCGTACCTTCCTGTTTGCTTCGGAGATCTCATAAATTCCCATCGGTATGGTCTCTTTTGTCCCATCCAGAAGTGTCAGGCGGTAATAAAGCCTTACCTCTGCATCCTCAAGGGTATAACGGTCGATTTCCGAAAACAGGCTGATTCCCATTTCAGCAGCATAAACCGTTCCGAGTTCTATCTCCGTATTACTGCAGCACTGCCACTTTATGTAGCCGGAACCTTTCACGATATCCTTAGCCGTAAACGGATATTCCTTTCCGGCTTTTGTCGTGATGGTCCCGTACCATTCATATTTTCTTGTATTCTGCCTTACGGCATTCTTGAATTTTTCTGATACCTCAAACACCGTATCCGCCTCCTACATTTCTTTCAGGGAAAAAGATACCGTCCACAGACCTTTGTATGATGTATCCTTTTCCAGCTTTGCCTTAAATCCAGTAATATACATTTCTGCTTCTTTTAAGTCCAAGGTTTCCGTATCGAAATATTCCACTGCGATCTTCGGCAGTTTGGAATATACCGTCAGAAGTTTTACCCACTTCGGTGATACTGAAAAAGAGACGGAAATGTCTGCCACTCCCGTCCTTACCACATCCCTCTGTGTTGTTCCGGCTTCCGTTTCCCCGCCGGAATCTGCCTCTACATCGGAAAGTCCCACGTCATAAGAATCCGGCTTTGGAAGGGAACGGCCGTTAAAAACAAGATACTGTATATATGCCATGCTATCTTCCTCCGCTTCTTAAATTTGCCCTCTGCTGTGCCGATACAATAACCTCATCGAGCATCGTACCGCCCAGATATACAGGAATGACAATGTCACCGCTGTCTCCCTTAACATCCCGGATTGCAGAAGTAATTGCAGAAAGCATTCCTGAAATGCTTTCCGTCTGCTGTGCCGTAGGGTTTCCTGTCATGTTTTCCACCCCGCTGACCTTTGGATTGATGACCATGTCGGAAGAAACCCCGCTGACTGCTTTCTGGATCATTCCACGGCTCTTTTCGATTCCCTTGGCAAGTCCGCCCATAAAGTCAGGCATCCATGATTCATAATCAGTAATAGGGCCTTCATCCGGCACGGAGAAGTGAAGGAATGACTTGATCTTGTCAGCCACACTCTTTACTGCATCCCCGACTGCACCGATGCAGCTCCTGATGCCGTTTACGATTCCCATGATGAGATCCTTACCCCATGTAAATGCCTGTGAAGCCAGACCCGTGATGTGGCTCTTTACATTGGAAAATCCTGATTTTACGGCATTTAAGACATTTCCCATTGCCCCCTTCACTGCATTTACGATTCCATTAAATACGGATGTGACTGCACCCTTGATTGCACCAAGAACCGTGGAGATGGTGGACTTGATGGTGTTCCAGATAGTGGAAATGGTGCTCTTTATCGTATTCATTATCGTGGTAATGGAATTTTTGACTGCAGTGAAATCTCCCGTGATCAGTCCCTTGATTCCGCTTACCACTGCACTGATGATCGTCTTTATTGCATTCCATACCGTGGAAAAGATGGTCTTTATCGCATTCAGAACTGTGGTAATGACCGTTTTTATCGTATTCCACACGGTCGTGATAACCGTCTGGATAATGGTAAGCACCGTCTGGATAATGGTCTTATAGATATTGAAATACGTTGTGACCAGAGTTTTTATCACATTGAAAACTGTAGTAAACACGCCCTTGATTGCATTCCAGATCGTAGTAATGACGGTCTTTATTACATTGAATACCGTTTCAATGATGGTTTTATACAGATTGAAATAAGTGGTTACCAGCGTTTTTATCACTTCAAACACGGTCGAGAATATCATCTTGATTGCTTCCCATACCTGTGAAAAGAACGCTTTTATGGCATTCCATACCGTGATGGCTACCTGTTTTACATTCTCCCAAAGGTCTATCCAGAACTGACGGAATCCATCGCAGTTATTCCACAAATAAATAAAAGCAGCCACAAGAGCTGCTATTGCTGCAATGATAAGAACGATTGGATTTGCAAGCATTGTAGTATTAAGTGCTGCAAATGCTCCTTTTACCGTATTGATGACTCCGGCAATCTTCGGAACGATTGTCATGATCGTGCCGACTGCGGATATTACCTTGCCGATCACGATAAGAACGGGGCCGAGTGCTGCTGCCAGAAGTGCAATCGTAACGACCGTCTTTTTTGTTCCCTCGCTCAGTCCATTCAGCCAGTCAACAAACTTCTGTACCCATCCGACTATCTGTTTAATGGCCGGCATCAGGAGTTCTCCAAATGAAATAGCCAGGCCTTCCAGTGCTGACTTTAAGATGGTGATCTGTCCCTGTAAGTTATCAAGCTGTGTATCTGCCATCTGCTGTGCAGCACCACCGCTGTCCGTGATGGACTTCTGTAAACTGTCCCATGTTTCTCCCGTATTTGCAAGCAGGGCATTTACGGAAGAAAGGTCTGTCTTATTGAAAATGGTGCTGATGATATTTGACTTCTCAGCAGATGTCATTCCATCCATGCTCTTATTGAGGTCACCAAGAATATCATTCATTGACCGCATGTTTCCTTCAGAATCATATACGGAAAGTCCGAGGGCTTCCATCTGGGCTGCTGCCTTATCCGTAGGATTCTGTAAGGACAGGATAATATTACGGAGGTGTGTACCGCCTTCTGCACCCTTGATACCATTATTTGCAAGAATACCAAGTGCGGTATTCAGTTCTGCCGTACCGCCCTTGATGGATTTTGCAGTCGCACCAATGGTAAGGATTCCTTCGCCAAGCTGTGCAACCGATGTGTTCGTGGTAGATGCCGTCTTTGCCATCTGGTCTACCATTGTTTCTGCTTCATCCACACCCATTCCAAGGGCAGACATCGCATCCGTTACCATGTCCGAAGCATCAGCAAGGGCAATATCTCCGGCTGCTGCCAAGTTAAGAACGGTCGGCAGTGTATCACACATCTGCTGTGTATCGTATCCGGCAAGGGCGAGGTAATTCAATGCTTCCGCACACTCAGATGCGGAAAAGGCCGTCTCTGCACCCATCTTCTTTGCCAGCTTTGAAAGGGTATCCATCGTATTTACCGACTGCCCGTTGACCTTGGACATAGAATCTTTGGTGATTCCCATTGTTGCCTGTACCTGTGACATGGAAGATTCAAAGTTGGCTGCGGTCGTTACGGATGCCGTACCCAGTGCAGTCACTCCGGCTGTTACCGGGAGAAGCTTTTGCCCGGCAGAGGAAATGTTGTCCCCAACCGTCTTTAACTTCTCGCCCGTTGTTGCAATTTTCTGTACTGCCGTTGCCGACTGGTTGGCCTGTGTTTCCAGATTCTTTAAGTCCTGTTCCGTTTCCACGATTTCCCTTTGAAGGGCATCATACTGTTCCTGTGAGATCTCGCCATTGGCAAGTGCAGTATTCGCCTGTTCTGCTGCCGTCTTCAGGGTTGCCAGTTTCTCTTTTGTCTCACCGACCGCTTCCGCAAGCAGCTTATGCTTCTGTGCCAGAAGCTCCGTATTTCCCGGATCCAGTTTCAGAAGTTTATTTACATCCTTAAGCTGTGACTGGGTAGACTTAATCTGTCCGTTCACGCCTTTAAGTGCATTCTGCAGTTTGGTTGTATCACCACCAATTTCTACCGTGATACCCTGAATACGGCTTGCCATTCCTCTCACCTCCTCCTAAAAATGGGTACAAAAAAAGGAGCATTTCTGCTCCGTAATAAAATAAAAACACCCGCCATTTCTGACGGATGTCCTATGTAATATTATAAAATTGTCAGTGTTGCAAACTTGAAGCTGTCTAATTCAATTCAAACATCGCCTTTTCATAATCTTTTACATAATAACTGATATTTTTGCGCCCCCGCTGAATAATTGTATGCCCTTCTGCTTCTAATTTTTCTTTCTGTGCTTCTATACCACCAGGATATTTTGCGTTTAACTCTCCATTTGCTTTCAGCGTTCTCCAATAAGGCGTTTCATCCTCAGAGCGCTGATAGCTTGCCCAAGCTACAATGGATACAAAAATTCCCGCCGTAATAGGCTCTGTAAAATCTGCGCCGTTTTGTTCTGCGAAGTAATCACGAATTTTCCCAACAGTAATTACTTTTCCATAGGGAACACACTTCATAATTCTGTCATAGTCGATTGGCGGTGCAAAGTACATTCTGTCCCCACCATATTTTTCTATGCTCTTTTCATCCGTAATCGTCTGAAACTTAGGCATGTCCTTACTGTCATGCAACATAGCGTTGAAATCTTTTTTATCTTCATTTGCCATAATAGCCACCTCCTGCTTTAAGCATAGCCTGTTTTTATAAGCCATGCAATGAGGCTGTTTGAATTTTTTTGCTTTCACAAATAACGATTTGTAGCTGAGAATATCCCAGCCTTTTTCTGTAGATAAGTATAACAGAAAAAGACTGTTCTCTCAATCAGAATCGGTCGAAGTCTTCCTGTGTGGCAAGCTCAGCATACTTATAATCATCGTTCCGGCTCTCGCTGTACATATCATTGATAAGGCCTATCGACAGCATATCAAGATCTGCCATCGATAAACCTAACTGCACGCATCGCAACAGAAACAGTGGGGTTGTCATTTCACGCTCTGTCGGACGAAGTTTTTTTTAGCTTCCACATCCGTTTTTACATTCAGTCCCCACAGTTCAATAAGCTGCGGAAGGACCTGATAAATTGAAAATGTATTGAAATTATCGAGCCACTCTTCCGGTGTGTCCGGAATGCTTGGATCCGCATGCTTGGCCATAATAAATGCTATATTTTCGAACATCTCAAGAGAAAACATATCAAGGTTTGATGATTCCTCTTTTCCATCTCCAATACTCTTTTCAAGCACTGCCAGATCCTTATAAATATCCCTCTGGAACTTTAATCTGTAGATTCTTGGAATGGCTGCACTTGCCTTGAATGTAACCATCTGTCCGTCAATTTCTATATCCTTTCTGATACCCATGTCTTAGTCCTCCCTATGATACACTCTTGGTTGATTTTGCTGACTGCTGCTCCAGTGCCGGAGTTGCAGCCGGAAGATACACACTCTTATACCAGTTGTTATAAACTGTATCTGTCGTGGAATCTCCTGTCTTTGCCTTGACATATCCGTCTGCCATTGGTCTTGCCTTTACTGTCAGTGTTTCTGTCTGCACTTCCTTATCTTCTTCATTAGTCTTTGACTCAATGGTCGGACGGGATGCGGAACAGTTATAAAGTACATGACGGATCTTACGGATATCACCATCAAATTCAAAAAGAAGTGCAAAGCTTCCTGTTTCGGAATTTGCATTCTCCACAAGCACCTTATTGGCATCCTGTTCCTCTTTTAAGATATCCGTTCTGAACGATTCCGGGATCATGGCAAGTTCAAGGTCACCATCATATCCCTGATTGTTGTTGATTACATAATACTCAATACCATCTGCATAAAATGATTCCGGCTCTCCTGTCGGATCCATGCTGATGGATACTGCACCGGGCATTGGTACAGGTGTTCCAAAACTGACCGTGCCTTCCTCTGCAACCGTAATAGGTGCGTAATGCACATTGCAGATATTAAATTTGACTTTGTTCTTTTTATTAGCCATCTTCTATACCTCCATCTGATAAAGCACCTCATACAGATTTTCAGTTTCTATCCATACTTCGCTTTTTTCATAAAAAATACCGTGCAGATCAAGCACGGCTTCTACTGTAAATTCCAGTTCCGGATTTTTCAAATCCGTATAAATTTCTATATTCAGACGGCTGGATTTATAATATACCCTACCGTCTGCCGGGAAATTGCTGCTTCCCGGATAAAGAAATACTGCAAAAGGCGGTTCCGGGGATTCGCCTTCCACAAAATGGTCATAAGCAAACGGAAGATTCATTTCTTCCATCATTACCACAACTTCTTCATGTGTCATGAACGCAGCCCCCTTTCAATCTTCAGCAGAAGCTCCCTGTTTCCTTTTGCCTCTGCCGGGGCAATATGCTCCCTTCCGGCTACCCTGCCGCCGCCCCGCTTTGCATGACCATGCTCCAACAGGTGGGCGATCTGGTATCTGTCCTTGGAATGGACAGTCATCGTGAGGGAATTACTGCTTTCCGCTGTCTTTTTCACGGTCCAGCTCTTTTTGTACCGGCCGGTACGCTTTGGGGCATTTGCCTGAATGTCTTTCTTTACCGTCTTGGAGGCATCTTTTACCGCATCCTTGACCGTATCCGTTGCAAGGTCTGCATACTCTTTGAGTCCGTCCATGATTGCATCCGCAAGACCGTCAACGGTCGTTCTTCTCTCTGCCATTCCATCACCTCTTTATCAGGGCAGCCCTTATCCTTACTGATTTGTTTTTGTACTGCACGTTATCAACGAATGTAATATTATAAAGTCTTCCACGGAAAACTATGCGGTAATGCTCCGTATCAAGTCCTGACACCTCACTGCAGTACCGGATAATAAAATCCAGTTCTGTTTCTGCATTGACCTGTTTTGCTTCCCAGTATTCCTTACCGGACAGATTGTTTGCATAGGAAAAACACTTATAATGATCTTCCCACACAAGCATGTGGTTTCCCGTCTTATCTGTTTTGGTACTGCTTTTCTGTATCGTGATCCTCTCACGCATGAGTTCAATCATTAGAATCTCTCCTTCCTGATCCCAAAGAGCAGATATTTCAGTGTTTCCGTCATTGTCTTATGATCGGCTTCTTCCCTGTGCTCATACAGATAAGCAATGGCATACAGTTCCGCAGTACGGATAAGTGCCTCATGCCGTTTTAGTCCTGCCCGTGTACGTCTTGTCACATTTAAGATCAGGCTGTCGGATGTCTCCATCAGACGGAGGATGAGATCATCCTCGTCTGACGAATCGACCCTGAGATAACCTTTGGCTTCCTCAAGCGTTACGAACATCCGTCCACCTACTTTCCGGCAGCCTTGATATCAAGTGTCTTAACTGCCTCGGAAAGGATCAGCTTGCCGTCCACACGCTCGGAAGCAAGGAATCCGACCTGACCCGTTGTAGCATAAAGCTCATTCAGTCTCTTGAAACTTCTGCCCTGACGATCAGCAATCCAGTAATAACTGTAATCACCAAATGCCATGACACGGCTTCCTGCTGCAAGCTCCGGCACATAAATGGATGTGCGGTACGGACGGTTGAGGATCCTGTCCGGCTCTCCTTCCCTTACGGACGGCTGCCAGATATAATTTCCGTTTCCATCCTTCAGCTTTCTGATTGCCTTTACGGTCGAATCATTAAGAAGCCACACTGCCTTGTTACGGTATGGAGCACGCAGGGAGTAATAAAGATCCATGACATCATCAAATGTAATGGAAGTATTATTGGCAGTAACCCCTGTCTCTGCACCGCCTGTGGCATTGAAGATTCCGGTAGGTTTTCCCTTGCCGTCACCGATAAAGAATGCTTCCTCTTCCTTTGTACCGATTCTTCTTCCGAACTCCCTTGAAATATACTGCTCAATATTGAACACACTGTCATTTAAGAGTTCATCGGACACCTTGATCATGGTTGCCAGCTTATAAGCACTGATGGATGTCTGACCGAAGCTGTCATCAGATTCAGGGAACTGTCCGCCCTCATCGATCCATGCTGCCTCGCCCTTTGATGTGACGATAGGGATCTTGCGGTCACCGCTTGAAGTCTTGATGACGGTTGCAAGGTTACGGAAAAATACTTCCTCTTCCAGTGCTTCCACGAGTTTCTTCTCATACTCATCCGGTACGAGATATCCGCCCTCGGAATCCGTACCAATGGAAAGGGCATTCTGTACTTCGTATGACATCTTGTTTCTCATACTGTTCCAGAATGCCTTTTTATACTCATCCGTTGCCCTTCCTGTCTTTGTATCACCGTCAGTCTTTGAATTCGGCTGATTGGTGATCGGTGTGCTTGTTGCCTTTGCAAGCTCTGCATCGATGGCAGCCTGTCTTTCCAGTCTCTCGATCTCTTTTCCGAGATTTACGACATCTGCTTCCATCTTGTCATAAGTGGCTGCATCCTCTGCGGATACAAATCCTTCCTGCGTTCTCTTGGCATCAAGGAATGCCTTTGCAGCATCCCAGGCCTTTGCTCTCTTTTCTCTTAACTCTAAAATCTTACTCATCTTGAAATCCTCCTTAATGTGTTAAAAGACTCAGTCTTTTTTCCAACTGGTTAACTGGTATCATGGCATCCGTATGGGATACCTTGGAAAGGAACGATTCATTCATCGCCTTTGTGGAAAACATCATGGAATCCTGCTGGAACGGGAGCTTCTTTTTCTTCTCCTTTTCCCCGTCATCCTTTTTCTCCTCTTCCTCTCCTTCACTGCCTTCGTCCGGCTTTTTCTCCGGCTCTTCCGGCTCTTTCTTTTTCTCATCCTCATCGGAATCAAAAAGGATCTTATCTGCAAATCCAAGCTCCACGGCTTTCTTGGCATTAAACCAAGTCTCGTCATCCATCATGTGCGAGAGCCTTGCACGGGTAAGCCCGGTCTTGGACTCATAAGCATTTAAGATGGACTCCTTGACTTCATTCAGCATTACGATTGCCTTCTGCATATCCTTTGCCTCACCCATTGCCATAGTCGCAGGATTGTGGATCATCATCATTGCCACAGGAGATACACATACTGTATTTCCCGCCATCGCAATAACGGATGCTGCCGAAGCTGCAATGCCGTCGATCTTGACGGTCACGCTTCCCTTGTAGTCACGGAGCATGTTGTAGATCTGTGCTGCTGCGAACACATCACCGCCCGGAGAATTGATCCATACCGTGATATTTCCGCTTCCGGCATTCAGCTCATCCTTGAAAAGCTGCGGGGTAACTTCATCCCCGTACCATGTTTCATCCGAGATCATGCCATTTAAAAAGAGCGTCCTTTCCATATCAGGCACGCTCTCATCTTCATTCTTTATCCAGTTCCAAAACTTCCGCTTCATCGTTTACCTCTCTTTCTGCTGTTTTCCTGTGCCGGGAGTTTTTCTTCTTCCTTCTGCTGTCCGTTGTCCGCTCCCGCAAATGCCCCTGCATCCGCAAGTTTGGTCATTGCACCGTTCACAAGATACAGGTTGCCTCCTTCCTCATCAGGGATAGGGTTCATGTTCTCCATTTCACGGATGTCATTGGCAGAAAACCAGCCGTTCTGTCTTCCGACTGCATAGCCGTTCATCCTCGACTGATAATCCCCACGGAGAAGTCCGTCCACATTCAGCTTAATGAAATACTTTCCCTTTTCTCCCGGCAGAAGGAGCGATCTCTGGAGCGACTGCTCCCACCGGATCACCCAAGGGTCCAGTGTGTATTTCACAAACTCCAAGGACTGCTGCTCTATATTCGAAAAGCTCGACTTATCAAGGTCACCGACCATGTGTGGCGGTATCCTGTAAAGTCTTGCTATTTCATTTATCTGAAATTTCCTTGTCTCAAGGAACTGTGCTTCTTCCGGCGGTATTCCTATCTGCTGGTACTTCATGCCTTCCTCAAGCACTGCGATCTTGTGTGCGTTATTCACACCACGATATACGGAGTTCCAAGATTCCCTGACCTTGGACGGATCCTTCAGCACTCCCGGATGTTCCAGAACACCGCCCGGATTCGCACCGTTTGCAAAGAAACTCGCACCGTATTCCTCACAGGCAAGCGTCATGCCGACAGCATTCTTTGCCATCGCAATCGGTGAATAACCGATCAGTCCGTCAAATCCAAGTCCCGGAATGTGAAGTACATCCTCGGCTTTCAGCTTGATGTTGCCGTATTCCTTGAACATGGGATTTTCATCACTGTTTCTGGAATACACATAATAGATATTTCCCCTGTCATCCCTCTGCACTTCCATCTTGTCAGGGAGAAGCGGATACAGACCAAGCACCCTTCCGGCACCATCCCTTATGATCTGTGCATAGGCATTTCCCCATATTAAAAGATGACTCATCAGAGTTTCCCTGAACACAAATGAAGTCATCTCCGGGTTCGGCTCATCATGGAGCAGATAATATAAAGGGTGGTCATGCACCAGCTTCTTGCCTCCGTCATCCTGATACTCATATACATGAAGCGGTAAGGATGCAATTGCTTCCGCAAGAATCCTGACACAGGCATATACTGCCGTTGTCTGCATTGCAGTTCTTTCATTTACGGGCTTTCCGCTTGTTGTCCGTCCGAACAGGAACGAATATCCGGCATCAGCCGCCTTATCCACAGGCTTATCCCTCGCCTGTCCGAAACCAAATAAACTTTTTATTCCCATTGCTTCAACCTCCGATTTCTGATATGATTTTTATGACACACGGAGTGATTCAGAATAATTTATTATTGCTGTTTCCTTGCTACACCTCCGTGTGTCTTTTTATTCTTAAAAGACCAGAATGCCGCGGTCATCATACACACTTCCGTCACTGCCCTCATTTCTGATTGCACGGTCAAGTGCCATGACGGTTGCAACGGCCCCGTCAATCTTCTCCGTGGATTTTTCCTTATCCATTTTGATATTCCCTGCCGGATCCTGACGGACAAATACATTATCCATCATCCACCGCAGCACCTTATGTCCGCCATGTGCTATCCTCTCTTCCAGTGTCAGCTTCATCAGCTCCTTGGTCGGAGGACTCATATCCTTATACCCCTGTCCGAACGGAACAACGGTAAATCCCATGCCCTCAAGGTTCTGTACCATCTGCACGGCTCCCCACCTGTCAAATGCGATCTCTTTGATATGGAATTTTGTTCCAAGCTCATCAATGAACTGCTCGATAAATCCATAATGGATGACATTGCCCTCTGTGGTCTGAAGACATCCTTCGGCTGCCCATACATCATACGGGACATGATCCCTTCTGACACGCAGCCTCATGTTATCTTCCGGTATCCAGAAATACGGAAGTATCATATATTTTTCCGTATCATTTCTTGGCGGGAACACCAGCACGAATGCCGTGATATCTGTAGAACTTGAAAGGTCAAGTCCGCCATAGCATTCCCGTCCGAGAAGTTCTTCCTCATTTACGGCAAATGCACAGGCATCCCATTTATCCATCTGCATCCATCGTGTGCTCTGCTTTACCCACTGGTTAAGACGGAGCTGACGGAATACATTCTCCTCTGCTGCATTTTCCTTTGCACTGATATAAGCATTCTGTACTTTTTCAATGTCTATCGTATAGCCGAGCGAAGGATTCGCTTTATACCACACATCCTCGCTTGACCAGTCATCATCATCGGAAGCACCATATATCACGGGATAAAATGTCGGGTCAATCTTTCTCCCCTCAATGATATCCAGAGCCTTCTGATGCTGTTCAAAACACACCGAATTTCTGTCTGTTCCGGCTGTCGTGATCAGGAAGAACAACGGCTGTGTTCTCGCATCACCGGAACCCTTGGTCATAACATCAAACAGCTCACGGTTCGGCTGTGCATGCAGCTCATCAAAGATTACCGCATGGACATTCAGACCATGCTTGGTATATGCCTCTGCCGACAACACCTGATAGAAACTGTTGGTCGGTTTATACACAAGTCTCTTTACGGACATGACAGGCTTTATCCTCTTTTTCAGTGCCGGACACTGATCCACCATGTCCACCGCAACATCAAATACGATGGAAGCCTGCTGTCTGTCGGAAGCACATCCATATACCTCTGCTCCCCACTCACCGTCACCGCATGTCATATACAGTGCGATGGCTGCTGCCAGTTCGGACTTTCCGTTTTTCTTTGGTATCTCACAATAACAGGTGTTGTACTGCCTGTATCCGTTTTCTTTTACTGTTCCATAGATCGTGCGGATGATCTCATCCTGCCAAGGCAGAAGTTCAAAAGGAACTCCCCTCCACCGTCCTTTGGTGTGTTTCAGGCAGTTGATAAAATTCACCGCATGATCTGCTTTTGCTTTATCAAACATTACTTTGCACCGCCTTTCACAAGCAGAAGCTCCATTTCATCGTTCTGCTTGTCTTCCCCGTTATCCGTTGAAATACGGCTTCTTGCAGACGGTGTAAGGCCGAACTGCTCACAGAACTTATTCATGATCTTCAGATAGGTCTGGGCTATGGATACCTGTGGTACCTGCTGCCAGTAACCGCTCGGAGTCTTCACGATTGCACCGTGCTGTGTGATGAATTCCTCTGCTTCTTTCCATCTTGCATATGCCTGACAGTATCCTGCGAATGCTGCCATGTCTATTTCAGTCAGGATGCCGAGATGCTCCAGTTGTTTCGCCATCCTTTTCCATTCTTTCTTTGCCTCATCCTCAAGCCATGCCGGACAGCGCGGGGCCTTTTTTTCAGGCTTTGGTTCGCCCGTGTTAAGGCTTCTCTTGCCCGGATTTCCCTCAAGCATCTTTACTGCCGTAGGCTTTGGTTTTCTTCCTCTCTGTGCCACTGTCCTCACCTCCTCGTAAAAATGGGCATAATAAAAGACCTCCGGAGAGGTCCTTTGCTTTGTTATCCGTGTGTTTTTAAAGTGTCATTCTGATTGCCGGGATCCTTGCTTTTTCCCCGGTCATAAAATCTGTGTATCCTGCATTCACCTCGGTAAGTCCCGCCATCTTTATTCCTTCTTTTTCAAAAGCTGCAAGTGTTTCGATAAGTCCTGAAAAGGTGCTGCTTATCGTAAATTCCTTGATTCCGTTTTCCCTTAAGGTCTCTGTGATCTCTGCAATGTCGTGATCCCAGATGGTATCCGCAAAATCGAGGTCTTCGTTTCCTGTGTATTCAAGGTTTCTGTATGCTGCAAACACCGTTGCATTGATTCCGTAATCCTTAAGGCTTCCTCCCTCTTTGATGGCTCTTTCAAAAATTTCAATCTTCTTCATGGTTTTGTTCCTCCGTTTTCTTTGTTTTCCCTTTCGGTAGGTACATATTCGCTCTAAACACTGATTATATCCAGTGATTTCATCACCATAATGTACACAAAGATAACGGCAGTACATTGTGACAATGTACATGATAAAAGGCAGGGGGATTATGCCCTGCCCTTCCTGTTATTTTACCTTGGTGAGTGCCCATGCCATCGCATGTCCGGCATCCTCAAATCCTTCTTTTCTTTCGATCCTTGAAATTCTGCACTCGCATCTTCCAAGTCCGGTTTCTTCCGGGGTCTCGACCAGCTCGTAAATCTCTGCAACGCTTCCCTTAAAGCAGTGGTCCCATACCGCAACCGTGTAATCCCCGTAATCAAGGACTGCTGAATTCATGCATCCGTAAAGTTCCATTCCTAAATTCTCTGCTGTTGTGATTTTTGTTTCCATCATATGTTCCTCCGTTTTCTTTTTTCCCTTTCGGTAGGTACATATTCGCTCTGAATGCAGATATTATCCAGTCATATCTGCCCCGTAATGTACACAAAGATCCGCCGGAGGAATTGTACATATTACCGCTGTGACCTGTGGATGGTTTCAAGGATCTGGTCCTGTTCCGTTGCCCCGACACCGATGCTCTCAAGAGCCTCACGTGTGCCACAGTCGGGGCAGATAAGCGTTGTTCCGTCAGTCCTTGATAAGGCGGGCGGTGCTGCGTATCTTTCTCCGCACCGTTGGCATATCCGTATCCGCAGTATTTCACTCTTCATGTCCTGCCACCTCCACCGCTTTTATCTGTGCTTCGGAAAGGTAGTGCTCATCAAATCCGAAACTGACATACCCCTGAAGGCATATGCTTACATAGGAAAGGGAAGGTACTCCTATCTTCCGTTCTTCATGCATGATATACACAAAGCACTTCCTTCTCCGTATCTTTCCCGTGCGTATTCCTTTGATATCCAGTTCCATTTCCTTTTTGTAATAAAATGTCGGGAATCCTTCGTAGCGGTCAAGTTCCGCCTCATCCGATTCCGTGACCTCCCATGCCGCAACGGGAACCTCTCCGCCCTTCTTGGGTTCTATCGTAAGATAGGCACCCGTAAGGCTTCCCTTGAAAAGCAGTTCATAATTTTTAATGACTGCAGTTCCGATCACCCTCGCATGCGGGCATCTCATCCGCATCTGTCTGATGTTTAGGTTGCTGCCGTAAGCAATGTAATATCTTTTCTGCATAATGTTTCCATCCTTTCCGAAGGGAACACCCTTCTACCACCTTAAGACCGCACATGGCGGTCAATGCTCCAAGGTGGCAGGAGGCTGTTCTCTTCAAGCAGCCCTTCCGCTTCTGAATGCGGTGTCTCCTGCAAGTCTCTTTGTGAGGATGTCCCTTGCCGTCTTGAATTCATCCCCGATGAATCCGAGTCTTAAAAGCCATGTCCTCATTGCGTATTTTGGATTTTCTGTCTGCTGTGGTTTCGGACTTGCCGTCCTTACTTCCTTTGCCATCTGGCTGAGTGCAAGACAGAGCTGGATGTAACTTTTAAGCTGTCCTGCATGCAGTCCGTTCAGCTTTCCATCTGCCGGGGCATCAAATTGAAAAAGTCTGAATTCAACCGTCCCCTTTGTAAAGGTTGCATGGTAGTTCAGCATATGGTATCTGCTGTCATTGTAATGCTGATTCCGTCCGTAGCTTGCACCGTTTGAGGTGTACCAGATGTCTGCAAGAGCAGCCATCGTCTTTGGCTTCTTCTTGTTGAGTTCTTTGAGGAATCTTGGGTCTACCGTTCTGCAGTAGCGGTTCATCCTTCCCCTGTCAAGGTCTAAGGCATCCGCCAGAAGGTTCTCATGCCCCGCCATGATGTTTGCAAGATTTCTGAGTGTCTGCGGTGTGTGCCCTTTTGCACCGATGTGGATGTGTACTCCGCATCCCCTTGTTGCATCGCTCTTTGCTCCCGCATGTCTGAGCTTTCTGATAAGTTCCTGCAGTGTTTCAATATCGTTGTAGGTAAGGATCGGTGTCACCAGTTCGCATTTCTTATCATCTGGTCCCGCAATGCTGACGTCCTTCTGGAATTTCCATTCCCTTCCGTCCGCATCCCATGCTGACCATGTATAATATCCGTTTCTGGAAGCCGTGTTTTCAAATCTTCCCGTTCCAAAGAATGCGGCTGCAAGCTCTGCTGCCTTATCCCTCCTGATGTTATTCATCTCGACCTCAACTCCGATGGTCTGTTTCTTCATTTCCTCAATCTGTCTTGCAATCCTTTCGTTCATGGCTTGTACCTCCGTTTGTTTTCTACCCTTTCGGTAGGTACATATTCGCTCTAAAACACACATATATCCAGTTATATATGAGCCATAAACTGCACAAACATCTGCGGTTGGAATTGTGTATATTATGACTTCTCCTGTGGCAGTTCTTCCTTTAATTTTTCTACAAATTCCGCAAGTTCATCAAGGCTCATTTTTCCGATTGCTTCAAAGGCACGGACCTGTTCTTCCGTCTTCGGTGTCGGCAGCGGATAAGGATAATACCCAAGCAGATAATCAAGGGACACATTGAATCCATCCGCAATCTTTACCGCTTCAACAACACTCATCCTTGCCGTGCCGTCCAGCAGATTCTTTACCCTGCGCTCCTTCAGGCAGCACTGTTCTGCAAATTCTGCAGGAGTTGTCTTGTGTATCTTTGCTATCGTGTTCAGGTGCTCCGTCACCATCTTATGAAACTCCGTATTTTCCATTTCTCGGACTTCGTCCATTGGAAGGGGTTCGATATCAAACGCTTCTTCCATCGTCTGGCCGAAGGCTGCTGCGATCTGTACCGCCTCGGCCGGTGTAAGCCTTCCCCTGCTGTGAAGGATCCTTTCAAGCCTTCCCTCTTCCATACCGCATTTCTCTGCAAATTCCGTTATCCCCATCTGATGCTTCTTCATCAGTGCCATCAGCTTTCTTCTGATTTCTTTCATTATCCACCTCGTTTAAAATTCTTCATCCGTGCAGCAGGTCATCCCCATCTGCAGTTTTATGTATATATTTGTATACCGGTCCCGTTCACTTCCGTCAGAACCCATCATGGCCTGAAGGAAGAACTGCTCCGCAGCTTCCTTCGTTTCCCATGTATCTTCCTTACCGTAACATACGGTCGTTATCTTATTCATTGGTATCCGCCTTTCTCCATTCATCCACTCCGTAGATCATTGCAAGAGAACCGTGTCCCTCCCACACCGTGTGGAGCTGTCCCGCATCATCCACGAACTCGACCGTTCCTATGGTTCCTGACGGTATCTTTCTGTATGGGTCATCAAGGCGGATAAGTTCCACCTTTGTTCCCGCAGGATATTCTTTTCTGAGTCTTTCAAGTGTCTGTCTGCTTACTCCGAACATACCGTTGTCCCCCTTTCTGCCCTGCGGTTGGCTTTCCATTTTTCCGCATCTTCCGGGGTTCTGAATGCCGTATGTCCTTTCAGTCCCTTAAGGAAGAAATTTCTTACTTCCTTTCCTTCGCTTCCGCCAAATCCGATGGAAACAAGCCATGCCCTCATGTAATATTTTTCATTTTCTTCAATGGTCTGTTTCGGATTTACACGTTTCTGTTCCGATGCCTTCTTTACCATAGCTGCTGCCAGTCTGCAGTAATTCATCATGCTGTCCGTATGCGGGAATCCCGTAAAATCAATGTTTCCATCCTTAAATGCGACTCCCCTGCATCCGCCATGTTCCATAATGAAATCCGCAGCTTCTTTTGTATTTTCAAAGGTTCTTTCGGCAAGCGCATCCGTCAGCGTATCCGTAATGGAAATGCATTCCCTTCCGGCTGCCCTGTTGATAAGGTACTGCTTGGAATGCATCATGTTTATCAGGTTGATGATTCCCTGTGGTGTCATATCACCAATTGGTATTTTTATTTCCGCTTCTGGTTCTTCCGTCTGCGGTTCCTGTGTTTCTTCTGCAACATCGTTCTGAAAAAGCACTCTTCTCACCTCATCTTCCATACTGTCATCTTCGAGGATGACCTTTGCGTCCCTGTCCACCGTTATGCTTCCGATGCGGTATGCAAAACTTGGTGGTCCAAGGTACTCCGACCTCTGTCCGAAATGCCCGGATAAGGCTTTTACCAGTTCTTTTCTGTTTTCAGCGTTTGTTATAATCTCCATTCTGCTGATCTCCTTTCCTTTTGGTAGTACCATATATCACTCTGAACGCCCATATAGTCAAGCAGATAATGGTACTTTCCAAAAGAAAATGTAAGGTCAGTTTCTGGACTCCGGCAGGGACATCGCAACCGCATATGCCACGGTTGCCGTCACCGCATTCCCCGCCTGTTTATAAAGCTGTGCATCGGAGTTGACAGCTGATGCACGGTCAAACAGCTCATCGGAAAATCCCTGTAACCGGAAGCACTCCCTCGGTGTCAGTCTTCTGATGCGTCCGCCCCTCATGAGCGTACCCATCTGACCGGAACAGTCCAGCGTCTGGGAGCATCCCTTGCCTACACGGCCCCGTCTGGTTGTACTGTCTGGATACGCAAGATTGATACCGTCACCTTCACTGGCAACATCGTATCCTGTCTTTGTGGCATTCCTGACTTTCACGGAATCTGCCTTCTTACAGACATACACACCATGCCTGTCCTGGGAGGTCAGCGTGAACATTGGCTCTCCGTCATCCTTCATGCGTCTGCCGTTCTGTCTTTTCTCCATACGTTCCGGTGTCAGGACCGGATGAACCTCAAGCACCGCTGAGTTCATTGCCGTGTGGTTCGTCATCCCGGCAGTGTACCGTGCAGTCAGGCATCTTGCCGTGTCCGTGATCTTCGGATCATGGTTGCTCTGGTCGATGAAATAAAGCCCTGTCTTTGCACCCACGCCTCCGGCATTGCCGACAAGCGTTGCGGAGATGCCGTCCGTCCCGTAAACACGGTAACCCTGCATACCGCCTATAAGCTGGTTAAGAGCTGCTGCGTTTTCTCCGGTGAGAGGTAATATTTCTCGTCTACCTCTGCTTCTAAGATTTGCGATAATGAACACACGCTCACGGTTCTGTGGCACTCCGAAGTTTTTGGAGTTAAGCACCTGCCACCGACAGTCATACCCTGCTTCGTCCATTTCAGACAGAACTGAGGCAAAATCGAATCCTGCATTAATCGATAACAGGTTCTTAACGTTCTCAACAAGTAAGTATGTGGGTTTAGCACTTTCTTCTTTGCCTTTGAGGAGGTCAATAATGTTGTAATATATTCCACTTCTTTTTCCGACCAGTCCCCGCTGTTTTCCGGCAACGGAGATGTCCTGGCATGGGAATCCGAAGCACCAGATGTCTGCATAGGGGACATCTTCGGACTTGAGTTTTGTGACATCATGAGCTTTCCACTCTCCTTCCGTATCATACATTGCCTCATAGGAGGCTCTTGCAAATTTATCATATTCACAGTATCCGATGCACTTATGGCCGGCAGTTTCAAGACCGAGCCTGAAACCGCCTATGCCTGAACACAGGTCAAGAAATGTCATCTGCTTCATTATACATCCCTCCCCTGCATAAATCCTGATATGAAATTTTCATATTATCACGGAGCACATATACATCAGCATCCGAACCGCATTGTTCAATGTAGCGGTTCACGATGACATCCACAAACTTCTCATCCAGTTCGATGCCGTAGCAGATACGGTTCGTCTGCTCACAGGCAATCAGTGTGGAACCTGATCCGAGGAACGGGTCAAGCACGATACAGTTGCTCATGCATGAGTTCTGTATCGGATATGCCATAAGTGCCACGGGTTTCATGGTCGGATGATCCTTGCTTGCCTTCGGACGGTCATATTCCCAGATGGTTGTCTGCTTCCTGTCGGAATACCACTGGTGCTTACCGCCCTTCTTCCATCCAAACAGGCACGGCTCGTGCTGCCACTGGTACGGACTCCTTCCAAGCACCAGTGCATTCTTTTTCCAGATGCAGCAGCCGGAAAGGTAGAACCCGGCATCCTTAAATGCCTTTCTGAAATTCAACCCTTCCGTATCCGCATGGAAAACATAAATGGAAGCATCCTGTTCCATCGACTGCTCCATGTTGACGAATGCTGCGAACAGGAATTTATAGAAATCCTCATCCGGCATATTGTCATTTTTTATCTTTCCGGCTGTCTCCTCAACATTTACATTGTATGGAGGATCCGTCAGCACAAGGTTGGCTTTCCGTCCATCCATCAGTGCATCGTAAGTTTCCGGCAGAATGGAATCACCGCAGATGACACGGTGCTTTCCGAGCATCCACACATCACCCGCCTTGGCAACGGTCGGTTTTGCAAGCTCCGCTTCCACATCAAAATCGTCTTCCGTGATTTTCTTATCATGCACGGAATTGAAAAGCTGCTCTATCTCCGGTGGTTCAAAACCCGTGACACCGACATCAAAATCGGAATCCTCAAGGTCTTTGATAAGATCTGCCAGAAGTTCCTTATTCCATTCACCCGTGATCTTATTAAGGGCAACATTGAGTGCCTTTTCCTTGGTCTTGTCGATATCGACCATGATACACTCCACTTCAGTATATCCAAGGTCTGAAAGAACCGTGGCTCTCTGGTGTCCTCCGATAATGGTCATGTCTGAGTTGATGATGATCGGCTCGACATATCCGAACTCTTTAATGGAGTTCTTGATTTTTTCATATTCCTTATCACCCGGCTTCAGCTTCTTTCTTGGATTATAGGAAGCGGGGATAAGGTCTGCTATCTTATAACTCTGAAACTGCATCTTCCTGATCCTCCTCTGCTAAAAATCTGTGCCGGAAGTAACATTCACGGCCACAGTATTTTCTGTTCTTGTTTCCATAGGAAATAAATGGCTTCCCACACTGCTCACATACAAGCGTGTAAGAAGCCTTCTCGCTTTTCTTCACTGCTTCGGGATGTGCTTTCCACCATTCCCTTCTGCATTTTTCACAGCAGAACCGTCTCGGTCTGCCAGTCTTCGGCTGTTCGATTGGATTACCGCAGAAGTGGCATACCTCTTTACCGTCCACCATGAGTTTCATATTTTTTGAAACCACCGTGGCATATCCGGCAAGGTTATGCCGCTTGCAGTAATTCCTGACGATGTCACGGGACAGTCCGATTGCCATTCCTATGGCTTTATATCCCATGCCCCGCATACGCATCTCATTGATCTGCTTTGCCTGTGTGTCCGTCATCCTTTCTCACTCTCCTTCCGGCACACGAAAAAAGGCCGGAAAAACAGTGTTTTTACACTGTTTTCCAGCCTTAAATATTGCGTTTTTCATAATTTTCCGGCAAAAGAAAATACCCCTTTTTGCCGTGTTTTAAGTACATTCTGCGAAAATTATCCTGTCTGTTTTATATCCCCCCTGTTTAATTCTGCGAAAATTCACGCAAAGGGGGCCATCGGTCTTCAGCGGCTCAGCCTGTAGAGATTCAGATACCCCCACGGTCTGCCGTCAGAACCGATACTCTGGATTGTTATCTTCGTTCCATGTCTTTTTATCATGACAGGGCTTGCACAGGCTCTGCCAGTTCTTCTCGTCCCAGAACAGGACGGGATCACCACGGTGCGGTCTGATATGATCGACCACGGTTGCTGTCACTGCATGACCTTCCTTTAAGCACTGAACACACAAAGGATGTACCTTCAGGTATCTTGCCCTTGCCTTCTGCCACTGCCTGTTGTAACCACGCTTACTGCTGCTCGCCCTGTCACCACTGTGAAGTGCTTCATGCTCCTCGCAGTACAGTCCATCTGTCAGCTTCGGACATCCGGGGTGTCTGCACGGCTTCTTTGGTTTCATCGGCATCCGCCATTCCTCCCTTCTATGTACACGGGCGGTGTGAAAGGATTGGAAAGACACCGCCTTACGGCAACATAAAAAGGAGCGTTTCCGCTCCCTTTCTTTTTTGCCATCTTAATCATAGCAGATGTAAATTAAAAAGTCAGTACACCCTTAGTACACCTTTAGTGCACCTCTAGTACACCATCCAATCATCATGTTTCTCGCTTTCCACAAAGTATTTATAACCATGCTCCTTAAGAATTTTTTTAATTGCTTTTTCTAAACGTTCCTGATCATTTGATGCCGTATATTTGATACACTCTAAACTGATACCGTTCTGCTCACAATATTGTCTTTTTCTATCATCGTACTTTATCTGCCGATTAAATCTATCCGATGCATAGCTGTTATCTTCTGCCACATAAGTTCCAAATTCATCATAATAACCTTTTTTATAGTGATGCGGTCCCTGTAATTCTATAGCCAGGTCAAAGATTGGTTTTCCATCTTTATCAGAAGATTTAGACAACACAAAATCAAAACGAAGCCCTCTGCCCGAATCACCTACTAAACCGTCAAAAGATTTTTCCCTAATATAGGTAATTCCTAACTGATCCAACAGATCCATTGTTTTTGCTTCAAAAGATGATATCTCATGACAACTGCAGCATTTAGCCAAATAATAGCCTCTGTCCTCATCATAAAGGACTTTCATATTAGATGAAAGTATGTCCTCTTCTTTTCCACAGATTTGACAGACACATGCATATTTTTTTGCAATTGTTATTATAGGTTTTCCATACCCCGATTTGTCCAACGATAAATGCTGTGGATCTATACACTCTTTTATAAAATAGCTGTCCCAATACTGATTTGAAAAATCTCTTTTATACGAAGGATCATAATGAACTACAGCCTCAAAATCATCATATCTGTGCTTTTCTTCGTATTGTTCCTGCTCTTTTCTCCTTTGCTCTCGTTCAGCTTCGTCTCTTTCCTTATCATATCGGAATGATAGCTGACAGCTCTTTTCCGCTGTTTCCATTATCTGTTTTGAAAAGATATTGCATTCCTGTTCATATTTTTTATTATATGGTTGTTTAGCTGCAATACTCTTTTCTATATCATCATATTCATCCAGTATTTTTTGTAAATATGACACCATCGGTGTCAGTGACTTCTTTCTGTACCTCTGTGCCCACGAATTTGCAAAACTAATGGCATCTTCGTTTTCCAGATTCTTTATAAATCTATGTTTTGGTGCGGTCATATCCGCCACCATAGCAGCTATTTTTTCTCTGCCATATTTTTTTACAAGTTTTTCTTTATCATCATACGAATATTTTCTATCCAATTCGGGTCTTTGCTTTGGGAACGCTAACCCATTCGGAACTAGATAATCATTGCCATAATTTCTTTCGTAATGATATTTCTCATTACAACTGTCACAGAAAATCTCAACTGCCGTATCATTCTCTTTTTCCTGTCCCCAGTCATTTGACAAATATATTCTGTAAAATTGCAAATAGCCTTTTCCACAAGCACATTTTGCACTATATGGTCTTCTGTAATCTTCTTCATATGACATAGAACATCACTTCCTTCCCAAGTCCCAAACATATAAAAACATATTAAGATTTTACCATAACACAAACAAAAAAGACAGCCGTCTGACTGCCTTAATTATACTCTGCATATGCACCTATCTGTATCTGGAGTGCTACTGTGATCTGTTCCATGACCATGTCATCCAGCACTTCACCAATTCTTTCTCCAAGTCTTGTTTTATCAAGTGTTTCCACCTGTTCCGCCAGTGCCATACTCGGCTTGTTCAGACCGCTGCCTTTGGGAATCTGCACATGGGTCGGAAGATACTTCTTTTTCCACACCCTGGCTGACAGCGGAACGACCGTGACCACAGGGGAATGCTTATTCGCCTTATTATTGCTTACCACCAGTGCCGGACGGACACCGCCCTGCTTGCTTCCATCTTTTTCTCCAAAATCCACATAATAAATATCTCCACGCTTACACATAAAAACCTCCTATCCGAGGACAAAGGCTTCCACCTGTCTGTCCCTCAATTCATACTGTTTATCCAGTTCCTTCAATGCTGCTTTTCTGTATTTTGCTATCATCGTATGGCTCACATGGTATCTTTCCATCATGATGTCCCATGTCATGTCCTCATCCAGAAGATCCGTGATAATGCTTCTATGTCTTTCATCCAGTCCGTTCACTGCATGCTCGAAAAAATCCAGTTCTTCCTTCAGGAACATATATCTGTGAAAAAGGAAACCGTACCACTCGTCATTCTCCCTTTCCATTGCAGCCTTATACTTGACTGCTATGTTTGCTGTTTTATCGGAAAAAATGCTCGTCTGCACCCTTTCCCCTTTCTGATGGGAATAAAGCATGGAATCAATCATGTCCTGTTCGCTCACTCCCTGAAACTGACGGAGCTGGAACTCAGTCACGGTCAGTTCCTTTTTCATATTCTTATATTCCTTCATCATTACTTCTGCCGTCATCCGTCATACCTCCAATCCTTGCCTTTACTGCTTCTATCATTGCATTCTGTGTATTATCCTTTTTTCCGATTGCCCGTAGGATATCTTCATCGACCGTACCTTCTGTCACCAGATGCTCTATGATGACCGTGTGTTTCTGCCCCTGTCTGTAAAGTCTGGCATTTAACTGCTGATACAGTTCAAGGGACCATGTCAGAGAGAACCATACGATGGTCGAACCGCCTTCCTGAAGATTCAATCCGTGTCCTGCCGATGCCGGATGAATCAGCGCCACCGGGATTTTTCCTTCATTCCAATCCTCGATATCCTTCTTTGTATTGATATCCCTTGCCGTAAACCGTTTTAATATCCGCTCCCTGTCATGCTTGAACCAGTATGCAACCAGAAGCGGTTTCCCGTTTGCTGATTCGATCAGATCTTCCAGCGCATCCAGTTTTCTGTCATGGATATTACGGACATTGCCGGATTCATCATAGACCGCACCGTTTGCCATCTGCTGGAGCTTGTTGCTTAAGGCTGCTGCATTTACCGCATCGATGTCCTGCCCTTCCCCGTATTCAAGGATCATTTCATCTGCCATCCTGTCATAAAGCGCCTGTTCGGATTCCGACATGGATACATTCACACGATTGCTTATGCATTCCGGCATATCAAGATAATCCACTGCTTTCATGGAAATGCTGATATCGGAGATCAGTTCATATATTTTTTCTTCTGCCCCTTCCCTCGGCTTATACGAAAAGATGATCTCACGATTCCGCTTATCCGGAAGGAAGAACCTGTCACGGTAGCCTCCGATATATCTTCCAAGCCTCTGTCCCATATCAAGGATCCCGATCTCTGCCCATAAGTCCATGAGGTTTCCCGGTGTTCCCGTAAGCCCGACTACACGTTTTGCCATCGGTCTTACTTTTTTCAGGTCTTTGAACCTCTGTGCCTTTGGGGACTTGAAACTTGACAGCTCATCGATCACGACCATGTCAAAATCAAAAAATATGTTTTTTGTCATCCAGGAAACATTGTCCCTTCCGATGATTGTCACATCGGCTCCCGACAGAAGAGCTTCCTTTCTCTGCCCTGCAGTTCCCATTGCCACGGCAAATGTCATGCCATAAAGATGCTCCCACTTTTTTATCTCTGCCGGCCATGTGGTCTCTGCCACACGTTTCGGTGCGATCACCAGGATCCGTCTTACTTCAAAATAGTCAAACAGCAGAAGCCACAGTGCCGTAAGCGTAATGACCGTTTTGCCAAGTCCCATGTCAAGGATCAGGCAGCTCACGGGATGTCCGATTATAAAATCTGTTGCATACTGCTGATAATCATGTGCTTTGTATTTCATCAAGGATACCTCCGATCTGTTCGATATTATCAACTACATAAACGGGAAAGCCTAACCTCTCAAGCATCCTCTTTCTCTTCAGCTGAAGCGGTCTCGGCTTCTTCCCCGGTGCTTTCAGTTCCACAAATGCCATTTTCCCGTCCGGCATCAGGACGATGCGGTCAGGCACCCCATTCATACCGGGCGATACGAACTTTAACGCCATGCCTTTCCGCTTTTTAGCTTCTTCCCTCAAATGTCTCTCTACTGTACTTTCTAGCAAAACCAGATACCTCCTTTGCCGATTGCGGTTGCCATATGCCTTTAACTCCTATACGCGCATATATACATGAATTGCTCTTTTTATCTTTATTTTTAATTCTCAACTGGATTTAATGGGAAACTGGGAAACTAAGAACCGCAACCCCTTATTTCCCAAGGTGTCAGCACGGTTTCCGACTACCGTTGCCCATCTGCATCTGGGAAACCTCGGAAACCGCCTAACGGGTTTCCTCTGGTTTCTCATCCATCCGCACAAAAGTCTTCTGCACTCCGTAAAGGGGGACTTTGGTCTTGCCCGTGGTATTGGAATCATACTTCTTCCATCCCCCGATCTTGTTTAAGATGCCTTCGATTTCATAGGAATCTGCCTTCTTTAAGTTCTGGCGCTCCTTGCCGAAGCACTCCACCCAGATCTCCATGATGCACACACGCTCACGCATGACCGTTCCTTTGACACCTACCGTCTCGAACTCTCCTCC